GATCACTTGAAAATTGATATTTTTGTTTAAGTTTAGAAAAAAGTTTTTTTTCCATAAATTGTGATATTGTTTGTATTGATATATTGTGATTTAGAGGACTAAATATAGCAGTTGGGAATTCCAATCCTCTTGCCCAAGCCATTTCACCTTCATATATTAATTGTTCAAAATATTCAATTGGTATACCAGCATTTTTTAATTTCTTTTCATAACTTATATTTACAAATGTATCCCTCATATATTTAAAAAAATGTCTAACCATCTTAATACCACATACACACTGAAAACAGTCCAGACTGCAAGGAACAGCATATTCTGGATCCTCAGAAAAAATTACATATTTTAATTTACAACCTAATGAATTTATAAATTTATTTTTTTTGTCTCCAAAGACATAATAGTATCCTTTTATTATTTCTTGTTTTGTATTTTTTTTATCATTTCCTGCAGCTACATCATCACCGCTAGCAGTGCACTCTGATTCCTTGTATTTCATTTTATATGCACTAAATTTTACCATCAACAACATTAAAAATGTATTTAATAAAGTTGTGTAGCTACTACCAGAGGCTAATTTATGACCTAAATTGAGGGTACAATATTTATATTCTTTCTTTTTATATTTAAAGAAATAATCTACAAGACTTTTATTTTTTACAAATTGTTGGTATACTACATCAGGATCTATGTAACAAGACCAGTCATAATCTCTTTCTGAGATCATCATTTCTATTAAATCATACCAAGGTTGTTTTATATATTCATTATGACTATTATCAAATCCAGAACAATCTAGTGTTGATATGTTGTATTTCTTTAACATATCTTGTATTTCCAATGCTTTTTCATCATTACTTAAATCCACACCATACTGATGACCGAACACCTCATACATACAACATGTTAAAACTTTTTCAAACAATATAGTAACAAATTTACTAAAAGCCTCTGGGTCACATATTTGTCTAACTTTTTCTAATAGCGTCTGGACTTCTTGTTTATTATGTTGCTTATAACGACAAGTAGCAAATAATAAGTCTGATAAACCTTTTCTTGTTATATGCGGCAGTGCTTCCTCTTGTTTGGAAAAATTTTTTAATTCTTCTATAACAGTCAATGGTGTCAAAAAATTAAATTTTTTAAGTGCTGATCTAAATTTTTCCCTGTAGTTTTCTTTATAGAATTGATATAATTCATTTGCCAGGCGTGGGTTTGGAAGAGATTTCTGATTTAATACTTTTCTTATACATAATAATTTTTGGATTGGACACTGATTGTATATTTGTACATCAGTGAGTAATTTTGGATCTACACCGTTTAATATTTTAGCAGTTTTTTTTCCACACAAACAATAATCTGACATAATTGACACCATTTTCTCATATGTATCTGATATTTTTACAGGGAACATTGCTTCATTAAAATATTGAATATCATAACCATAAAATTTTAATTGTTGTTCATTAACGGGGAATGAATCCCATAATTCTTTATTAATACATATATTTATTACACCTATTATATCTATAGGTTGTTCAGCACTTAATGCATAACAATTTTTCCTTTTATCTATAAATTGATCCCTATTATAGTCATTCAGCTTTGAATAATCGATAATATTTTCTGTTAAAGAGCCTAAATTATAATCACCAATAATATCTTTATCATCTATCATTATTTTATTATTAAATTTAATTAAATTTTGAAACTTTTTATTTTCAAATTTATTAAAAAAAT